CGATGAGGTTTGGGATCGACTGAGTAATCAGGGGCATCAGTAAGTCCTGTAGGAGGCGTTTCGCATGATGACGCTGGCAGTCGAGTACTCATCGAAGATCGAGTAGTCGGCAGTGTCCATTTCGTACTCGCGCATCTTTCCGAGAGCCATGACTTCATCCTGAATGTTGAAGACGTGGTGCTTCTCCGAGCCAACCATGCGATCCATGAAGATGCGTGAAGCACGGATCATGATGTACCTACGGGCTGGCTCCGGCATCTCCTCGAAGTCAAGCATGACGATGCGAGTGACCTCGATGGGGCTGGAGAAGACATACGAGTTCGTAGCCTTGTTGTACAGCCTGTTTCCCCGCGTGACGATGTCAAGACCTTCGATTGGATCCGTATCTACCCGAGCAACATTCTCGGAGACATACAGAAATCCAGAAGAATCTGGGGTCATCGTCACCTTGTACTCGATGTTGAAGTGCCAGCCATACGACTGAACTTCACGGCTGACCTCGTTCAGGATCTGCACGGCGATCAGAGAATCGGCCCGCTGTGAGCTCAGGGAGTTCACAGGAGGCTCTCCGATTGTGGACAGCATCGTGTTGATGGCTTCAAGTTGGCTGGTCTTCGTGAGCATGAGTACCTCGATAAATGGGCGGTAGGCTCCAAGAGGAACCTACCGCCCTTGTGTTGTGCGTTCAGCCGTTAGGCTGAGTTACTGATCAGGCGATCAGCTCGTAGCAGCACTCCTCGCGGAGGATGCCGTGACCCATTGCGTACTTCGCGAGCATGAGCGTACCGAGACGCTCCATGATGTACTCGCTCTCGACCGCAAGGTCCATGAGCTTGACCGTACCAACGCCGTCCGTGTGGAAGACGATGCCCTGAGTCGTGCTGTAGTTCAGACCGGAGTAGCCAGTGTCAGCACCCGCAAGGTCGTTCTTGATGCCAGCCGCACCGTGAAGAGCGGACTGGGTCGAGGACTCGTCGGCGGTAGGGATGTGGTTCGACTTCATCACGGTGATGCCAGCGATCTCAACGATCTGGCCCTTGGCGATGTTGCCGTTGCCACCGTAGTCCTTGTTGATGGCAATCTTCGCACCATCACCATTGACCAGCTTGTAGTAGTTGGCCGGAGTGAGGATCGCATAGCGATTGTCCATCGGGACATTCTTCTCATCCATCCGCTGGGCAGCAGTGAAGAGCGCAGCGATGAGGTCTTCCGAAGCATTCGCGCTGGAAGACGCATCACTGACATCGATCTGAGCACCGAGGTACTGAGTCGAGGTTCCCGAAGCCACGCCGTAACGGTCGGTGGTCTTGCGGGCCGCAGCGATGACGGTGCGGATCAGGTTCTTGTCGGCGGTGTACGCAAGAGCACGACCGATTTCGCGCGAGTAGGTCGAACGGACATCGTAGTGGTTCTTGAGTTCATCGATGTCCGCAACGAACACCGAGCTGAGGAGGACATCATCGATGTAGATGAGCTTCTCGTTGTGCTTGAAACGCTGGAGGTACTTCGAGCTACCCGTGTTAACACCAACGGTGTTGTTCGCCGGAGAAGTCGAGGAGACGGTGTTGGCGTAAGCCGTGGTGTCGCCAGTCGTGAGGACCGATTCACCCGGAGTGTGGTAGCCAGCCGACGCAACGCCAGTCACGGCGAAGGAAGCGACCTTGCCCGAGCTGATGGTGCGGACCTTGGTGAGGGGAAGCATGAGGTTCGCTTCCTCAAAGCTGGCGATGATCTCGCCCGAGAAGACCTTGAGGAAGAGTTCGTCAACGCCTCCAGCCAGATTGATCTGGCCAAGACGAGAGGGAGTGGCTTCGATTGCCATTGTTGGAGATTCCTAGAAAGAGTGCGTGTGAAAGTCTTGACCGTTAGGCGCTACTCTTGAGGTTATCCCACGCATGGGGCCACAACTCGCAACCCGTCCCACCCGTCAAGAAGGTGAAACTTCCTTAGATTCCTCCACAAAGCTAGGAGGAACCACATACCAGCCTTCGGGGATGTCCACAATGTTGTCCATAAGTGTCCATTCCCCGTCGATGTAGGCGTAGATCCGTGCCTTGGTCTCAGGGCCGATCCTGATCGGACTTGACTCCGGAATCAGCACGGCTCTTGTGCATCCACTGGCGAATCCGAGAACCAGCACGACGCAAAACAGCAGGATCCCGATCAGCCTCGATGGCCTTTCGGGATCCTGCTGCAAGCTTCGCGAAGAACTCAAGGAACGCCACCACCAGCGTCTTGAGTATCTCATTCACTTGGCTCCGGCCTCTTCACTGGAGACATCGTTGTCTCGTGCCATGATGAGTCCAATGCCAGCCATGACTGCCGCGCTGGTCGTAGCCACATCGAACACGGTGTTGGGATCGTTGTCGAAGAGAGCCGTGAGTGCAGCACCGACAGCGGTCAGGATTGCAGCAACTCCGGCAACGGTGGTCTTCCAAGACTTCATGTTTGCTCCTTATCGGCTGTTGACCCCGAAGACATTGCTGTTCTTCAGGCGGTTTTCAAGATCACGACGGTACGCAGGATCCTTGGAGTAGCGCGGATCCTTCATGGCGGCGACAACTTCAGCAACGCTGCGGAAGACGCCACCAGAAGGACCAGTTACTTCTCCCTGAATCAACTTGGCTGGCTGGCCGTTGGACTGGACATACCGAGCCTGAAGACCACGGACAGCCATCTGCATGGATGCGCTGTTTCCAGCGTCCATGATCTCGTTGAAGGCGTCGATCTCCCCCTCCTCAAGGTTCTCAGCGGCCCACTCCAGCATCGAGTTGTACTGGGCTTCGCCACCAGCCATCGAGTAGATCTGCTGGGTCTGGCGTTCACCCACAGCCTTGACACCATCGACATAGTTGCGAACGACATTCTCAGGAATGCCGTGTGCAACCAGCTTCTGGATGCTTTCCTCGCTCAGGTCTCCAGTCTCTGCGTATTCCTGAGCGTAAGGCTCGAAGTTCAAGCCGCCCGGAGTACCAGCGTCAGCCTGAGGATCAGCCTTGGGCTTCTCCGCAGGGGTCGAGAAACGCTTCTCCAGTTCGGAGTATGCCTTGGCAAGATCCTCGGGCGACTTGAACTTCTCAGGCAACCACTGAGGACGCTCCACGGGTGCGGGAGTGTTCTCGGCTGCTTGTGCTTCCGCCACGGCCTTCGCCATGGCTTCGTCAACGGGTTGTTCCGGAGTGTAGATGACTTGGGTACTCATGCTTGCTGTCTCATGTTTGCTTGAGCCATGCCGCTCATCGACTTGATGACTTCATTGCCATGGTTTGCCAGCAGGTTCGACTGCATCTGCATCTGCTGTTCTGCGGCGAGTTGCTCTTCGGTCTTTACCAGCCCAGCCGTGTCGATGCCAAGGGCGGCTGCGCGACGATTCATGTATTCACGGACATCAATGTACTGCTGGATCATCTGCGGTCCAAGGATCTGTCCGATGCCCTGTAGGTAGACATCCAGTCGGTTGAGATCGTTACCACGGCCAAGGGCGTCGATGCCTGTGACGATGGTCGGAGTGACGAAGTCCTTGGGGAGCTTCGGCATTCGGCGGCTCTTGGTGAGGCGGTCGATGATCCTACCAACCAGCGGAAGCTGGAACTCCTGCGAGAGGATCGAGTAGATTCCGCCAAGCTGCCGCTCGATGCTCTGGGTGACAAGGCGAACTTCTTCAGCAGTCACTCGCTCTGCGTTGCGGATTGTAGCCTCAGTAAGAAGGAAGGCGTAGCTCAGGCGTTCCGAGATTCCCTGAGCAGTAGTCAGGGCAACCTGAAGATCCTGTCCCTTGTTCACCTGAAGCACGGAGACATCAGTAGCCATGCCCTCTCGGATCGCTCCATTTGGAGCCTGAGCCAGAGTCTTGGCGCGGGTGGTTCCGGTGGGGTTCACGAGGAAGAGAACCTTGGAGGCGGCTGCTGCGGCTTCCACGATGCTCTTGGACAGGCTTTCAAGCGAGATCAGGTCTCCAAGGTACTGCTCGACATACGACCGCCCATAGTCCTCGCCGTCCACGCGGTTCATGCGGAGGGCAAGGAATGGATTCTGCTCCATCGGGTAGACACCGTAGGAATCGGGAACAATCTCTCCCTCGACCTCTTGGTAGACCTCGACCTTGCCATTCGGCATGGTGTGGCAGCAGGTGTAGATGTCCACGGTGTCTTCGTGGGAGCACATACACGAGCGGACGAACGGCTGGATCTCCTCGGGCAGCATGGCCGGAGAGACCGTCTCCTTGATGACGATCTTCTTGGCATTGCCCATCGGATCCCGCTTGACCACGAAGCGATCAAGCTTGATGACCCTCATGGGACCATCGTCCGGGAAATACAGGAGGACGGATCCACAGACGATCAGCTGCTTCACCGCCTCGAACAAGCTGCTCCTGATTCCAAGGGATTCGATCTCCTTGCTGACTCGTCGCTCCAGTTCAGCAAGGCTTGTCTCTACCTCCCCCTTCGCATTGGGCGAAAGTGCCATGAGCTTCATCTGGGCCTTGGTGTCCAAGATGAATCGGAAGAACGGAGCGTTCGGGGGAAGTAGAGACAGCAGCAGTGCAGAAGCAAGGTTGTTCACGCCACGCGCACCTACTGATTGGTAGGGGGTCGGAAGGCGCTGGGCCGATTGATCCCCGTCATCCGTCATCAGGTGCGGCAGGGTCAGTCGGGCGCAATCTCGGGCTCTCAGCAGGTAGCTGTGCCGCTGGTTCTCAAGATTGGCGTAGGTAGCCTTCGCGGTTTGTGGCATGGTCAGGCTCCCGGAACATTGACGGAAGTTGTGCGGGGAATGGTCAGACCGCGCTTGCCCTTCTTCTTGTAGGAGATCTCATCACGAGGGGTCGCCGGAGCCGGAGTGGACTGCATCATCTGCGGAGCAACCATCGGAGCTGGGGCAGGAAGAGTTGTTTTCTCAACCGTTGTTTGGTAAGTACGTCCACCGCCAACACACATCATTGCACCTCGTTCTGCTCGTTGTAGACTTGCCACAGGGTTCTAACGAGCGACCGTTGCCCTGCGTAGAAGAAAATATCCCGCTCCCCCATGGAGAGATCGGGACACTTCTCAGGAACTAGTTCCTCAAGCTTCTTTAGCAAGCTCAAGGGAACAGGCGGAAATTCGCCGTCCTTAAACTCATTCAAGGAAGAAACCTCCTGCGGCTTCCTTATTCTTCCGCTCATTGTGGATGGCGTAGAAGATCACGATGTAGTTGATGACATCGAGGACGGTGTCGAGAACCTTCTCATCGGCAACCTCATACTTGAGGCTTGAATCCGCAAGGGTGTTGAGACGGGAGAGCTTGTCGCTGAGACGGACAAGAACACCAGTCTCGGTCTTGCAGAAACCAAGCTCCTCGCACTTGATGAAGTTCAGGAAGGCGTGGGTCTGGTCCTTGCCTCCGCTGTAGTCGTGGTTCTTCTTGCGAGAAAGTTCACGGGCCTGATCACACAGGCTTTTGTGGAGTTCCATCAGTTCTTCGCGGGTTGCCATAGTCGTACCTTTCTGCTGTCCCAATCGTACTCGTCCATGCGGAGAATGCGGGCCAACCTAGCCTGATTCAACGCATATTCGGGGGTGAAGCCGCTGTTGACATACGCATCCTCGACCTCCTGCCAAGTCCCCTGCTTCAGGATCTTGGCAGCAGTCACGGGGCCGACACCTTCAAGGCCGGGGTAGCCGTCTGCCTTGTCTCCGGTAAGAGTCTGGAGCAGCCAGTTCCGATCAGCCTCTTCCGGCTTTACAAGAGTAAAGGCGTCATGGTCTGGGTTGTACAGCCATCCCGGAATGGTCTTGAAGTCCTTGTCGGTGGAGATGATCAGGGAAGTCAGTCCACGATGGCTGTCCCGAGTGTGGCACAGGCCGATCAGATCGTCAGCCTCGATGCCGTTCTCGGTCATGCAGTGGTACTTCTCCTCAAGCATCTCCTTCAAGGTCTTGAACCCAGCTGGCTTCCTGACCTTCTTGCGATGCGCCTTGTACTCAGGGTAGATCTCCTTTCGGAAGTTCCCAGAGCCTGTGAAGTGAATGGTCAGGCTTCCCTTGGTCATGGCCGTGTACTTAGCCATGGTCGCCTCTGCCATCCCCAACGCCTCGTTCAAGTTGCAGAACACCACATCGAGATCGTCATCGAATCGAGCGCAGTACTCGCAAGCGGAGCAGATCCCGTAGATCAGGATGTCTCCGTCGATGTGGACTCGGTCGAACTTGTCGGGAAGAAGATCAGTCTTCATCGGATGCTCCAATGTCTCTGGCGATGTCCTTGGCCATTTCAAGAAGACCGATGACCTCGTGGGGATCTGCGTTCGTGGCGCAGTGGTAATCAGAACGCTTGTTGGTCGTGCGCTTGTATCCGATGAAGAACATCGAGTCGTAGCGGCGCTTGATCTCTGAGACGAGATCCTCGGTGGAAATGAAGTCGAGTGGCTGTTCCATCAGTGAGTCTCCGCCCAGTTCTTACCCACACGGTATTCGCCATCCAACGGGCATCGGAAGCCGAACGAAGCGCCCGCACGACGGATCGCCTCGACCATGATCTTACCAACGGCGTCCGCATGGAGGGGATCGCACATCAGCTGGTATTCGTCGTGAACCGCAGCAACCTGCTGCACATCGATGTCATTCTTCTTGAACTCGTCGTGAGCGATGATGCAAGCCTCCTTCATGATCACAGCACCCGCGCTTTGCAGCAGAGTGTTCAGGGCTGCGTGTGAGCTGCGGATCGGAAGCACTCGACCATCAATGCCCTTGAGTTGGCCCTTGGTGGCGACGATTCGCTCCACATCATCCTTGAGCTTCTGAAACGCAGGGACAGCCGTGTAGAAGTTCGCACGGCTCTTCTTGCCCTTCTTCACATCACCGCCAAGAACCAGTCCAAGCTTGGTGTCTGCTGCGCCGTAGATCAGGGCGTAGATTCCTCCCTTGGCTTGGTTTCGTGCAGCCTTGTGGCTTGGGTTCGCCTTGTCTTGCTGCTGCTGAGGAGCCAGACCAAACGCCTTCGCATTCTCCCAGTGAATGTCACAAGAGATGACCTTCTTGGCGTACTCGCCTTTGTCGTACCGCCCGAGGAAATGCGCGAGACAACGAAGCTCAAGACCAGAAGCGTCAGCACCGACGAGAACCTTTCCTTCGGCAGGAATGAACAGAGACCTGTAGGCCGGATCGGTGGGAACCTGAGCCATGTTGGGAACGCTGTGGGTGCATCGGCCAGTCACTGCTCCGTTGGTGTTCACACGCCCGTGAAGCTTGCCGTTGATGTGAAGCTTCAGCCAAGCATTCTCACCGTCTGCAAGCTGACCGAGACGCTTGACGCAGGTCAGGTACTTGGCGAGGAGCTTCGCCTCTGGGTAATCCAGAGAGTCGAGCACAGCCTCATCAACACGAGCACGACCGTCAGGAGTCATCTCCGTGGGTTGCCACCCGTACTTCTCGATGAGACGCTCTGCGATCTGTGTGCGTGAGCCGGGATTGAACTCCTCGATCTTCGGCTTCAGAGGCTTGCCAGTCTTCTCGCTGACTCGCGGGATCACCTTGTCTGGGAAGACCTGACGCATCTGTGCTTCGATCTCCAGCTTCTCTCGAAGGAGTGCCGCATGGAGTCTCTCGGCAGCGGGGACATCGAAGCGGAATCCGTTCCGTTCCTGCTGCCTGATGATCTCTGCGAACTTGTGCTCGACCTCCACGGCCTTCGGATCGATCTCCGCGATGTTCAGATGCTCGTACAGCTTCACCGTGACGCGCACATCCTGCTGGCAATACTCCAGCATCTCTTCTGAGAACTCGGTGAAGTCTGGAGCGTCTCCCTTGTGGAGCTTAAGCCTGTGTCCCCAAGCCTTCAGACTGTGCGAACCCACCAGCTCCTTCGGGAAGCCGCTATTCAGGGTTCCGAAGTCATCATTGCGGAGATCCGGATACTTGAGGCGAGACACGACAAGCGTGTCAATGATCGGGCAGGAAAGCTTCAGACCAATCAGCTTCTGAAGAGCTGGGAGATCGAAGGCCATGATGTTGTGGCCGATGACGATCTCCGCGATGCCACACAGCTCGATGAGTTGTGAAGCAGTTACTTGCCGAGGTTCTGCTCCATCGACGCTCACGACGATGCAGTGCAGCGTCTTGAGATCCGTCATGTGGATCCAGTCCTCGATCATGTTCGTTTCGATGTCTAGGAAGAGTTTCATTTGTTCACCATATCCTCGTATGTGGTTCCCCGTTCGTCTAGGAGAAGCCTGAGCTTCTTCAGGGCTTTCAGGCCGCACTCCTTGATGCATTCGGGGGAGTCGTTCTTGTTCTCTTGGGCGTTCCAGATCCTAGCGACTTCTGTCCAAGATCTGAGTCCTTTGTCGAATTCAGTGCTCACGGGCTTCATACTCCGCGAGGCGAAGCAGAAGCTTTGTGTTCTCTTTCTTCAGCCTCATGATCGTTTCTTCCTTGGTCTCGACTGGCTCCATGAGGATCGGAGTATGTTCCCCATGCCAGCCTCCCAAGATATTGAAGTTGAAGAACTCGATGGCATCAGTTTCATCCATGCCCTCAGCCATCAGGTTGGAACGGATGATCGCGTTGTCGTAGACGGCAAGAGCCAACTGGCCGCACCTCTGGCCGACACCAATGATTGCGTTGTCGTGGCCATCCACGAACAAGGCAAGTTCATTGTGCTCTGCGACGAATGTTCGTGGGTCATGCAAGCATCACCTTCCTGACTGCTTCAAGAGCCTGAACCAACTGGTTGAGCGGAACTTCGACCTTGGTGTTCTTGATGGCGCTGTTCTCAAGATCCTGCTCCTCGATGACCAGCGAGACCGTATCTATGTGCTCCGTCCACGCGCAGAGGATCAGTGTTGTCCTGCTGACCTTTCGCTGCTCCTCGCAGGTGATGCGGATATCCACAGTCATTTCACCCTCCATCTGATTCCTCCATGAACTGCTGAAAGGCTCCGCCATGGCAAAACTTCTCGTCTGTCAGCTTCTCGACTTCGGAGCGCAGCCGCTCGATCTCGTCGGCGGCGTCGCGCAAATCTCGCGACCAAACTCCCATAGCGGGAGCGATGCAACACTTCGAAAGAAGGACGCGCAGCCGCGTCACGATGTCTTTACGTTCGGTCATTTGTTTGCCTCCTTGAAGCAGTCCCAACGGCGGTCTTTCATGTACTTCATGGCGATCTCATAGAAACGACCGCTTTCCATGCCATCTGCGGTGTCGGCTCCATCAACAATCGCTGCGTACTCACAGCAAGAACGCCGCGCCTCGTCGCGCTCGGCGCGTAGCCGGTCGATCTCGTCGGCGGCTTCGCGTAGTTCGGGAAGCAACTCGACTGGGTATTCGCGGTCACGCTTGGATATTTCCTTCCGCAGCCGCGTCACGATGTCATTGCTTTCCATTTGTGGTCAGCTCCTTGAGCTTCGTCTCGTTCATCTTGATCTCGATCTTGAGCATCTTGATCTGCTCGTTCAGTTCCACGATTCGATCACGAATCCGTCGAGTCTGCACATCGATGTTGATGGCCTTGTTCCATGGATGATCCTTCTTGGGCTTTACGGCAGTCATTCGATGTCCTCATTTACTGGAAGTTCCTCGACCTCGGCCAAGCGACCGCTGTCCCTGTACCACCGAAGTCCTCCTGCGAGTCCTGTCTCACCTGTGTATCGGTTCTTCAGGACGCGCAGCGTCAGCAGATTGGCATTCTCGTCATCCTGCTGATTTCGTTCAAGTCCGATCACCGCATCAGCCAGCTGTGCGATGCTGTGTGAGCCGCGCAGTTGTGCCAGCGATGTCTGTGCTCCGTTCTCGTGACCACGATCACCGTCAGGACGGCGAAGGTGAGACACGACGAACAGCGCGATCTGCGTCTCCTCCACAAGCGAACGCAGCGATGTCATGGCGTTGTCGATCAGTCTGCGCTCGTCTCCATCACCGAGACCGGACACCACGATGCTCAAGTGATCAAGAAAGACATACTCGCATCCAAGAGCCTTCGTCATGTAGCGAACACGAGCAAGCAGATTCTCTGGGTCAACCGATCCGAAGTGATCGAACATCACGACCTTGGCAACAGTTGCGTCGAACGCTTCCTTCTTCTGCTGCTCGGAGATCCCGCGTTCAGCCCACCAGTACGGAGGACAGTTGAGATGAATGCCCATGAGGTTGCGCCCGCTTCGCTTCACGGACTCCTCAAGCATCAACATTCCAACCTTCTTTCCAGCACGGATCAGGTGGCAGATCAACTCACGACAAACCGATGACTTGCCGATGCCTGTACCGGAGGTAAGAACGACGAGTTCGCCCTTGCGGATCCCCAGCAGCTTGTCGTTGAGTTGTGTCCACGGGTAATCGACGCTCTCCGTGTTGTCTTCGGTGATGACGGTTTCCCACAGGTCTGAACCCATGACAACTCCGTCTGGCCTGTAGGTCTTCGCTCCGTACACGGCATCAACGATCTTCGGTGCAGCTCCGGCCTGAAGAGCCTCGTTAGCATCCTTGTAGCCCGCCACGCGACCGATCTTGGCCTTGCCCGGAGTAAGCAGGAGAGCACACTCCTTCGCTGCCTTGCGTCCCGCATCGTCATCATCGAACAGGATGTGGACGGCATCGAAGGTCTCAAGCCATTCAAGGCTCTTCTGGAATGCCTTCACTGCTCCTGCGGCTCCGGTGGGAACAGACACAACGGGCCACTTGTTGCTGAAGACCTGCGACACGGTCAGTGCGTCGATCTCTCCTTCGGTGACCGTGACCATCTTGCCGCCGTCTCGCCAAAGGTGCTGACCATACAGGCCGACATCTTTGAACTCTCCAAGAGCCACGAAGTCCTTGGAGGGGAACCGAAGCTTCTGGGCGACGATTGCCCCGTCCTTCACATACTGGGCCACTTGGACGCTCTGGCCGTTGTACTCGCCAAGGCCGTAGCCCCAGAAACGACAGGTCTCTTCGGTGATTCCACGCTTCTTCAGCGCGGAGAATGTGACATCGATCATGTTCGCTTTCCTTGTAGGGCCAGTGAAACGCGTTTCACTGTCTCCTCGTTCTCTGTAGTTGCAGCCAAAGCACCAAGCGTGACCGTCCGTGTACCGAGCAAGGTTGTCCTTACTCCCGCACTTCGGGCAGCTTTCGTGTCTTACGAATTCGGATTGGTTCGACATGGTGTTCTCGTATTTCCACTTCGATCCTCGGCGTGTCCGAATACTTCTTCGAGGCGATGATCCTGCACACCTGCACATCGTCCTGCCAAGCCCATCCGTTCAGCACATCGAGCAACCCCTTCTGGTAGTTGTCGATGTCGCCTATGGGATACGGGTTGCTTGGGTTCTTCGGTGTGCGGCAGTAGAAGGTGATCTCGACCTCAAGAGGACAAGACAAAGGGCATCCCTTGGGACGGCTCATTTCACCAAGGGATGCCCACGCGAGTTTCCTGAAGTTGTCGTATCGCTTCTGGTAGTAGACCCTGCCGTTCCTCGCAACGCGAGGTCGGGAGGCGGCGACAGGTTCAACCCAGAGTGTGATCCGCATCAGAAGTCGTTGTCCGAATCCTCGGAAGGAATCGTCGCCTCCTGCTCCTTGACGAACCCATCGGTCGCCTTGAAGCCGAACGCGTCGAAGTTGTCGCCAGCGATGTACTGACGCAGATCAAGCACCTGAACGGCGCGGAGCCGCATCGAGATGCCGTGGCCGACCATGGCCGTGAAGTACGGGACGCAGTCGAAGGCGACCTTGATGGTACTGCCCGAACCCACATTGAGGTTCGAGACCGGGTTGCCCTTGGCATCGAAGAGAGCGGGCTTCTGATCCCACTGCTTCTCACCAGTGCCACCCTTGGCCTTGAGCTTGAACTTGAAGCGGGTCTTGCCGTCCTCGGTCTGCTTCCACGGCATATCGGCCCGCTTCAGCTGCTTCTTGCCCTTGGCCTTGCACTCTTCGGCATACGCCGCATCCGCGATCTTCTGGAGCTTGGCCGCGAGTTCCTCGGCTTCGGCTCCGGAGAGATCCAGATCGACGCTGTACACGCCGTTCACATCGAACTTCGTGTCGGGCTTCTCGATCTTCGGGTAGACGGCGATGCCAGCAGGGGTGGTGATGCGGGCGATGTTCTGCTTGCCACTCATGTTCTGTGTTCTCCTAGTTGAAGTAGTATTCACTCTTCAAGACCTCAGTCACGTCCAGAGAACCGTACTCTGGAACTTCAGGAAGTATAGCAGAATTGGGCAGGTAAGTCAATACCTCTCTGCGGAACTCGGCCAACACATCGTGCTGAAAGATATCCACAGTAGCCTTTCTTACACAGGAAGAGACCACTGGGACATCAGCAGCGAGACACAAGATCTGGTCATGCACTGATCCGATGTCTTGGACGCCCTGCGCTTGGCACAGGTTGACCGTGTGGCCCAGCAAGCCTCCGATGCCATCAAGGCTGTGGACAAAGTTCGGAGCTGCTCCGTTCAGTGCCTTGCGCTTTGACTGCTTGCCATTCTCTTCACGGATGGTCAGCACACGAGCACGAGCACCGATCCTAGTGGACACGGTCATCGAGTCGTAGTTCTCGTAGCGCATCCGTACAGGCAGACCAAGCGGAGTGCTCCATCGTGGGGTGATGTCGTGATCGACAAGGACACCCATGCACTCGCGAATGAACTTCATGCCTCGCGTGGCCGATCCAACGACATCCTCCATCGAGTTCCAGATCAGCTTGCCCAAGAATGCAGCTGGCTTGTAGATCTCAAGTCCGAATGGATTAGGGAGATGACGAAGACGATCATCGAGCCACTCTCTCGTGTACCCGATGCATGAGTGCTGCGTCAGCCCATAAGGCAATGTCATGGTCTGACGCTTCGTGGTGCTCCGGTCGATGCCGAGAGACAGAAGTCCCTTGGCATACGGAGAGTCTGAGACAATCAGTTTATCGATGACTCGATTAGCCACTGCTTGATACGGATCCGCAGGTGCTGAACTAGGAAGTACGTTCGTCGCAGCAGCGGCGACTGGGTCACGGAGAAGAAGCGCATAGATCTGAAGTCCCTGAGTGGTGGCATCCATGCCGATTGGAAGCCGAGAGATGTACCCGAAGCCACGATTCCAGAAGTTCGTCAGCTCCTTACAGGCAGCGTAGAACGCGAAAGGATCGTCGGCCTCCATCCATTGTCCGTTGGCGATTGGATCGTTTCCACTACATTTGATGAGATCTGTATTACTTTCGATCCAGTTGAGGCGATGCTCCTTGGACTTCTTGTCCAGTCCCCACTTGTTGGCAGTGTGCAGCATCAGTGCCTCCAACTGCTGCTGCGTCTGGATCGGCTTACCCCGTGCGAACCGCAGCATTGCCTTGGCCACGCTTGTCCCCTGCGGATGGAAGAACAACGGCAAGGGATAAGCACGGCCACGGAAGTCCAGCTGCTGCGGGTAGAAGATCCGCTCGTAGGTCTTCATCTTGTCCGCAACGAACAGGGTCTTGAGAAGCTGGAGACGCTGGCTCTCAAGAGACTCGTTGTGGAAGTAGACCTTGGCCGCAGCCTTGCGCCACTGGCGACGAGAGTCCGCATTGGTCTCGAT